CGACGCCGCCGGCACGGACCGAATCTCGGCCGGCTCCCGCCGCACCCGCGGCGATCGAGTACCCGACCGAAGACATCGATCCGGATGACATTCCCTTCTAACCTATGAAAGAAAAACTAGAATCTCTCGTCGTGTGGGATCTTGAAACGACCGGCTTCGTCGAAAACCCCGACGCTCGAATCATCGAGATCGGAGCGCAAGTGATCGGAGACGGAGAAGTGAAGGAGACGCACAAGTGGATCCTCAACCACGGAATCGATATTCCGGAGGAGATCACAAAGATCACCGGCATCTCGAAGGAAGACATTGATCGCGAAGGAGTCGATCCATTCGTGGCGATGCAGGAATTCATGGATGTCCTCAAAAGCACGCACTTCAACCTCACGCACAACGGCTTCCGATTCGACATTCCGTTTCTCGAAAAGGAATACAAAGCGATCGGGGAGTCTCGATTCGACACGATCCTCGAAGGGATCCCGATGACATTCAGCGCGGCGAGATTCCGAGAATATCTCGAATTCTCCGGCGTCGATACGGCCGTGATGTACAAGGCGAAGAAACTTGGACTCACGCAACGCGAGGATGAATCATTCAAGCAATTCGCGGACCGAGTCATGTCGATCAAAGCGTGGGGAGTGAAATACAATGTCGGGATCTGTTGCGACGAACTCGGCATCGATCGAACGAATATCACTCAACACCGAGCGAATGCCGATGTGTATCTCACGAGAGAGATCTTCAAGAAAATGATCGCATGATGAAAGTCAAAAAATTCCCGATCGTCCTCGCCCTCTTTCGAGACAAGACGATCGATGTAGCAGGGATCGAGAAGGTAGTCGTGGGCTTCATGTGGATCCGCAAGGGCCGCACGCTCACGATCACCGGAGTCGATCAGACAAAGAGATTCATGATGGAAATGTCGGCGTGGTCCATCGTGAAGGGCAACATCCGCCTCGCAAAGAAACCGACGGAGATGTCAGTCGAGCAACTCCGAGAGGCAATATCAACCGAAGAAAAAAAGTCATGATAATCATTCTAGGAATCATCGTCGGACTGTTCCTCGCCTTCGTATGCGCTCCGATCGTCATCGCGGCCAACCGCACGAAGATCAAGACCATGCGCGGGATCGTGGAGCAGTACGAGCAAGCGATCGCGAACAAGCGAACGCACGATCCGGAATTCGAGGGATGGAACGAGATGCGCCGCGCAACCCGCAAGCGTCTCCTCGACATCAAGCGAAAGATCTTCCCAGGCGACAAGAAGTCAGTGATCGAGGCGTCCGACATCATGGACGACTTCGATCAGATTCCGGTCCCTGGAAGGTAGATCCGGAAAAAGGTCGAATCTTATTCATCAACAATTTGCTATTATGTCAACTACCAAGAAAACAGATCCGAAGCCGGCTATCAAGTGGCCCAGGGTCCAAGTATCGGCCGCTCGACATGCGAAACTCCTCGCGGAAGCGAAGAAGCGCAAGATGTCGATCACCGATGTCGCCGAGGAAAAATTCCGCGCGGCGAAGTAGGGATCCCGATCGAGCGGATCTCATCAAAAGCGAGGTCCGCTCTATTCGGGAATAAGTGTTTGCGTGATACAATGTTCCACATGAAACTATGTAGCAAATGCAAAGCCCGACCGAGAAAAAATGGCGGAAAAGACCGCTATTGCAAGGAATGTCATGCCGCTTATATGCGGGAATGGCGAAAAACTCACCCGATGACTCCGGAGCAAAGGAAGAAACACATCGCCGGAGCGTATGCGAGGGAGTATCTGAAAAGGGGAAAAATCAAACGAGAAGGATGCCGGATCTGTGGAGAAAAAGCGCAGATGCACCATCCGGACTACGATCGGCCGACTTTTATCGTGTGGCTATGTCGAAAGCACCACCTGGCCGAGCATGAAAAATTGAAATCATGAAGATCAAAAAAAACTATTCGGAGGGAAACGAGCATGTCGATCTCGCGTGTCCGGAATGCGGCGCACCGATGGAATTGGTATGGTCCGATCGCTACCGCTACAAAGACGGCCGCCGGCGTCCGTTCTATCGATGCTACCGATCTCCGGAATGCACCGGCACGCACGGAGCGCACCCGAACGGCGCACCGCTCGGCCGGCCGGCAAACAAGGAGACGCGCGTGCTTCGCATGAAGGTCCACGCCGAACTCGACAAACTGTTCCCCTGGAAAAAGAAGATCGGCAAGATCAAAACGCATCGATGGCTCCTCGAACGCGACTTCGGCGGCGGCCATGTGGCGAATATGTCCGCGGTCGAATGTCGTGATGCTCTCCTCATTCTCCGAAAAAAGGTAAAATAGAAATATGCTCATCCGTCAACTTCCCTACAAAAAAATGCTCTCGATCTCCGTGATGGCGCATCCGTCTCGCGAACGATTCTTTCCATACCTCAAAGAGCGACTCGGCGATGTGCCTTTCTCGATCGATCACGATTCCGAGGGAGTGTGGCCGAACGCCCGCCGCGCCTGGTCCATGTTCGATCCGGAAGCGCAATTTCATGTCGTGATCCAGGACGATGCGATCGTGTGCGACAACTTCCTGGAACGCGCGGAAGAAGCGATCTATGACGGATTCCGGAAAGGGATCCACGCCGCATCGGAGGCCGGCTTCGCCGTCTCGTTCTACTTCGGCAACCGATCCGGACTTCACGGCCAGGCAAAGGAGGGCATGGAGCGCGGCTATACCACGATGCGCCGGACGCCGTGGGCCGTGGCGATCTGTCTCCCGACAAATCTCATTCCGGAGATGCTCGAATTTTGCGAAGGCCTCGCGATGCCGCAGGACGACGCACGCATCGGGACCTTCATCAAGTCGAAGGAGATGAAAGTCTACTTCCCTCTCCCCTCTCTCATTTCGCACCGCACCGGCGAGGAGTCGCTCGTCGGAGATCCAGGGAAGGGGAGACAAGCCGCATTTTTTATTGATCCACAATGACGACAGCATTCATCATCCGCTTTCACTACGAAGAAAATGATCCGCGCTTTGCGTGGCGTTTTGCCTACTTCCGCGATGCGGTCCTTCCGAGGATCCTCGCGCAGACGGACCAGGACTTCGAGATCGCGATCCGATGCAACCCCGCGCACGATCAGATCTTCAAGGATCTCTCGCCGCGGATCCGCGTCTTCCATGTTCGCGAGGAATATGCCGCATACAAAAACGAGAGATATTTTTTCGACTTCGTTCCGTGGGACCGCGTGATCGATCTTCCGCGCTACGAACTGCAACTCGGCCTCGACTCCGATGATCTCGTCGAGCCGTTCTACCTGGACCGGCTTCGCAAGATGCTCCGCGGAATGCCGGACCACGAGACGACGCACATTTGCTTTCAACCGCAACTCCTCGATGTGAAGACCGGAGCGATCCATCCGATCCGGCAAGTGTACGGACCGACGAAGGGATCCGCATTTTTCGGGATCTATCAACCGGCCGGCACGGAGCCGTATGTCTTCGCCTACCAGGAATCGCATCTCTCACTTCCGCGGCATTTTATAAACAAGATCGTCATGCCGGAGGGCGCGTGCTTCGCCTCCTGTCATGATCTAAACGAGTCCACGCATATATGAAAAAGGCCTACTGGTGGCGGGCCGTGAATTTTGGGGACACGCTCACGCCGATCATTCTCGAACATTTCCTCGGAGACACGATCGAATTTTCCGGAGAGTCCGGAGCCGGCCGCATCGTCGGCGTCGGATCTATCGCGCATCATGCGAAGACTGGCGATGTGATATGGGGATCCGGATCGAATCGTCCAGGACGAGCGATCAACGGCCGCGGCATCAAGATCCTCGCGACGCGCGGTCCGCTTTCGGAGGCGCAATTCAAGCACACGGACCATCCGCACATCTACGGAGATCCCGCGCTCCTGCTCCCGCTCATCTACTGGCCGGAGCGAAAGAAGATCCACGCCGTCGGGTACTTGCCGCACTATGTCGACAAACCGACAGTCGAGGCGATCGTGCGCGTCGAAGGCGGCCACATGATCGACATTCAAGCGGACTGGAAGACTGTGATCGACGAGGTCCTCTCATGCGAGAAGATCATCGCGTCTTCCCTTCACGGCATCATCGCCGCGGAAGCATACGGCATCCCCGCCGTGTGGGAGGAATACTCCGCGAAGATCATCGGCGGCGACTATAAATTTCAAGACTACTTCCTCGGAACCGGCCGCCGGCAACAGAAGAAAGGGGAGATCCTCCCGCCGATTCCGGATCTCGCCGGCATTCAAAACGGACTCATCGAGGCATTGAAAAAACTATGACGACCATTTTTCGCAACGACGACATCAACCCGAACTCCGACATCGATCAGATCCTCGGCATGTATGCCGTGATCCGGAAGTATTTTCCCGATGCTCGGATCATCTCGGCCGTGAATCTCCTCGCGCAAACCTCACAGGACGGATCCGCCTATGCCGCGATCAAGCCGCGCGACATCAACTTCTATGCGCTCGATCGGATGATGGACCAGGAATCGATCGAACGGCTCCGCGAAGTGTCGGAGATCGCATCGCACGGCATGGCGCATCTCGATCATCGCGCTCTCCATCGGGACGCCCAGGAATTCTCGATCGCCGGCTCGTGTTCCCTGCTTCGGACAAAGATCTTCGTGCCTCCGTTTTGGCGATGGAATCAGCACACGATCGACATTTGCGAGGCCCACGGCATCGAGATCCCGATCTCGCAGGACTGGATCAACCTCGACGACCATCCGGCGCGGGCCGATCATGCCTTCTTTTGCTTGCATTCCTGGAAGTTTCCGTCGGTCGAGGCGTTCGAGGAGCGTTTTCGCGATATGCACAAGTTTTCCACAGCATAGCGCACAGAGACAAATTGTCTCGCCTAACTCATCCGTGCTATAATGAAGACACGATGAAGGTTTCAACAATACAACCGAACACAACGCAAGTCCCGAATATAATTCTCGACGAATGGATGCCGCGTCTTTCGGATGTGGAATTGCGCCTTCTCCTCATTGTGGTCCGGCAAACGCTCGGATGGATCGAAGATCCGGAACTCAAAACCCGGAAGACGGAGGACTGGATCTCCTCCTCGCAACTTGTGGAAAAGTCGGGGAGATCTCGAAAGCATGTCTCGAAAGCGATGAAGGAATTGATCGAGGTCCATCAACTCGTGATCGCGGTCGACTCGAAGGGAAGAATGCTCGACTCGGCCGAGAAGCGCCGGGCGAAATTCGGAAAGATCTTCTATCGCCTCAATGTACACGCTCCGGCGGCGACACTTTTCGACGCTTTTCCTAAAAAAACGGCTCAAAATAAGGACCTCACTCGTGCGTCAAAAGGACGCACGGAAGGGGAGGATGGGACAAAAAGACGCACGCAAAAAGGACGCACTACAAAAGAAACTCATGAACAAAAGAAATCAATACATACCATGCGAAAGATCCTTCACTTGCGGAGAATCCGGAGCGTCTCCATTCGATATCAACTTCTATGCGCTCGATCGGATGATGGACCAGGAATCGATCGAACGGCTCCGCGAAGTGTCGGAGATCGCATCGCACGGCATGGCGCATCTCGATCATCGCGCTCTCCATCGGGACGCCCAGGAATTCTCGATCGCCGGCTCGTGTTCCCTGCTTCGGACAAAGATCTTCGTGCCTCCGTGCAACCGGACAAGCCGGTCGCGTCCGTAAAAAAAGAAAAGCCGAAAGGGAACCCGGACCACAAAACCTTCCTCGCTTTTTGGGATGAGATGGTCCCGAGGACCCGAGGAATCAAGCCGCTCTATACCGGAGCCGACATGAAGAACTTGAAGCGGATCCTCGACTTCGGCATCCCCGAGCCGGATCTTGAACAGATCGCGCTCTACTTCCTCGCCGACTATGGCTTCAAGTCCTTCTCCCCTTCGATCTCGACCCTATGCTCCGCGGGGATCATCAACGGCCTCCTCAACCGATCGAAGAACGGCAACGATCCGGAATTTTGGAGGAATATGAACCGATACATGGATCAATATCTCCGCCGGCCGATCGAGAAGGCGCCGGAGCGCAAGGTATACGATCCGGAGGACGCATCAACCTATTCGAGCATGACTTCCCTCGCCGACTCGATGAAGAAACTCCTCGATCAATTATCAGCGACCCGAAGACAAACGACTCCCGCAATATGAAAAAAAGAAGCAAAAAAACCGAATACTACGGAGGACGCATCAAGCCGCTCGTCGAAGCAGTAGCCCGGCTCGTCGCGAAAGATCCTTCACTTGCGGAGAATCCGGAGCGTCTCCATTCGATGATCGCCTACTACGGATCGAAAGGAAACGAGAAGGCGAAGGGATACCACGATCCGGCCTCATGCTTCAATTGCGGCCGATCGATGAAAATTCAAGTCTACACGGCCGGAGTGGGACACGCGATGCTCCTTCTCGCGATGGCGCAAGCGGTCCGGGAGGAGATGCGGAAGGGAATCGAATTCACGAAGGCGAACCGGGTCCACATCGACCGACTCCCGATCGCGACATCGATCAAGAAGCAACAGTCGCAAGCCGGCTATCTCGGACTCATTCATCAAGTGGCCGACGGCAAGCGGTCCGGGTATTGGCTCATCACGAAATGGGGATGGGCCGCGCTCCGGGGAGAATCGATCCCTCGCGCCGTGAAGTATTGGGACAAGAAACTCATCGCACGATCGCAACACACGACCACGCTCTCGGAAATGATGCAGACGCACCGGGAGAAGATCGAGAAGCAGATCCGACTCGGGAAGGCCGTCAAGGAGATGGACCATCGATCGGAGATCGCTTCATACGATCCGGTCGAGTGGGCCGAGTATGGCGGCGTGGTCGATCAAGATCTTTTATTCGATGCAAAAACTCATCACGCGGTCGATACCATGACATCCGGTCCCGCAAGGTGATAGAATAAAAACGGACCGAGGATTCCCCGGAATCGCTCGACGATCTTTCGATCAAACCGCCACGAGCGGAATCATAAAGGGAGCGCATCTCCCGGGATCCCGGTCCACCATTTTTTCTACATCGCCGAAGGAGGTGATCCCCGCATCTACGCCCGCCGAGCATTGTCTCCCGGGCGTTTCTTTTTACTTTTCCACAGCATCGCGCATTCATCATCGCTTCATCCTTTGCTATAATGAAAGCGGTCGAAAAAAATTTTCAACAATAACATCCGAAAAAAATGAACGACATCGAACACAAGGCAGTCGAGGGACCGGAGGCGCCGGAAGCGGCAACACCGGAAACGGAAACTCCCGCAACCGATGGCGCTCCCGCGGCGGATGCACCTTCTACTCCGGCCGGAGAAGGAGAATCAACCCCGGAGGAAACTCCGAGCGAAGAAACTCCCGAGACGCCCACAGAAGAAAGCGCTCCCGCTACCGAGTAGCGTCTTCCTATGGTCCCGGAACTCTCCGGGATCACATGGAGGACGATCCTCCCGAATCATCACATGATCGAATTTTCAATACATGGAAACCACGAATCAAAACACGGCAACCCTCTCGCGAAAGCACGATTCACTCGCCGGCAGATCTTCGCCGGCTATGCCGATCGGTATCAAGAATGGCTCGAATATGTCCGAGGCGTCTTCTTCGATGCTCTCCACAAGGGAGGAAGGATCTCCGCGAAACAGAAATTCGACGGAGAACACCTCACCTTCACCGGAAAAAAGCCGATCCCGAACCTCGGGAGGAAAACCCGGATGGAGATCTTCATCACATGGGGACCCGGGCAACACGCGGACCCGGAAAATGTCTTCGGCTCCATCGCGGACGCCCTATTCACGCAAGACAAACTCCTCGCCGGATCCTTCGACTTCGATGAGCAAATCGGGACTGGAGGCCGAGTCGATGTCAGAATATGGCTCTCTCCCGACGCCGAAGAATCAAAACGCTCCGGATCTTCTCTACATCCTCGGCCGCGGCTCAAAGTGGCGAAACAACGAGATCCGCTTCTCACTCCGAAGCGTCGAAAAGTATCTTCCGCATAGATACATCTTCATCGTCGGCGAATGCCCGAAGTTTCTCCGGAATGTGATCCACATCCCCGCGGTCGATCCGTATGAATGCAAGACAGTGAACGCGATCTTCAAGATCCGCGCCGCGTGCCGGGAAATAGATCTCTCGGAACGATTCGTCCTCATGAACGACGACTTCTTCATCCTCCGGCCGATCAAACAAGTCGAACCGCAGATCCTCGGGACCCTTGCGGATGCGATCAAGAATCACTCGACGAAAGCGGGATACTACTATCAAGGCCTCCGGAAGACGCACGAACTACTCAAAGCATCCGGGATCGATGTCCCGCTCGATTATGAGGTCCATGCGCCGATGATCATCGAGAAGCAGAAATTCCTCGAAATCACGGACGCGGTCGAATGGACGGAAGGGTACTTGCACCGCTCTCTCTACGGAAACACATTCGAGATCGGAGGCAAACCGCGGAAGGATACGAAGGTCCATCGGATCGAGGACCTCGAAGAACTTTCGCAGAAGGACATCCTCTCAACGGCCGATCGGGTCGTGCTTCGGCCGGAATTCCAGCATTTTATCTATAAGAAATTCCCGAACCCCTCGCGATATGAGGACCCGGAGACAGATCCGGGGAAACTACCATGAGCAAACGATACGACAAAAAGATCATCAAGAAGGCGTGCGCTCTCTACGATGAGGGCGTGCCTCTCCGCGTGATCATGCAGAAGACCGGAATCAAGTCGACTTCGACGATTCAATTCGCGTGCGATCCGGACTATCGCGAGAAGCACATGCAACGCGCGACGGAATGGAGAAAGTCGAATCCGGACCGATGGAAAGAGATCAACTCGAAGGCGGTCCGCAAGTATCAGCGCAACTTGAAGAAGAAAAAGCGCTAGAATAAACACATGAGCAAACCCGCAAAAGAAAAAACAAAAAAGAAGATCTCGCGCGGGAGCGTGAAGCGAAAGGCAGACGCGAACAAAGGCGAACATCCCGACCGACTCCACAACCGCACGAAGCCGGAAGAATTCCGACAGTACGGCCTTTTCATGGCGCTTCCGCACGAGGAGCGCAAAGAGATATTCGGCTTCACCACCGACAAGCAATTCGCCGCGCACTTCAAGGTACATCCCGGGACCCTCTCCGAATGGAAATGGGAGGAGGATCTATGGTCGATTCGGGATCAATATCTCATCGTTTTCAAAAAGCACACCGCAGAGATCATCGCCGCGCTTGCGAAACGAGCAAAGCGAACCGGGGAGGCGTTTCATTCTCTCTCCTTCTTGAAAGTCGTCGAGGGATTCACCGAGAAGACCGGCCTCGACATCACCTCGAAGGGGAAGCGTGTCGGCGGCTTCGAGGTCGTGATACGCCATGCAAAAAACTCCCCTACATCTTCCCGAGATCAAAAGACCGGAGAATAGCAACCGGATCGCATTCGAGGCGGGAGAACTTTTCCTCCGGATCCGGGAGTCTACGGCCCGAATCATTTTGCTCGAAGGAGGCGTGCGATCGGGAAAGACATATTCGATCGCGCAGACCTTCATCGAAAAACTCATGGACGACTCGTCGCCGAAAGGCGAGAAACTCGAAGTCGTCCGCGCCACGATGCCCGCCCTCCGCGCGACCGCGATGGAGGACTTCTTCAATATCATGCGGGACCTCGGGATCTACGAGGACGAGAAGCATCACAAGACACTCGACATCTACCGGGAAGGAAGGAACTCCGTCGGATTCTTCCCGGTCGACGACGAGCAGAAAGTCCGAGGTCGAAAGCGCGATCGCCTATGGATCAACGAGGCGAACGAACTCCGCTATGAGGAATTCAAGCAACTCGCGCTCCGTACCACGAAGCAGATCATCCTCGACTTCAACCCTCCGGAGGAGGATCACTGGATCGTCGAGAAGGTCATGACTCGCGACGATGTCGAGGTCATTCATTCGGACTATACATGCAACCCCTTCCTCGAACCGGAGATCGTGCGCGAGATCGAGATGATGCAGGATGCGGATCCGAACTACTGGCGCGTCTTCGGACTCGGCCTCCGTCCGATCAAGGGAACCCGGATCTACTCGCACGATACGCTTGTCGACGAATTCGAGGTCGAGAAATTCGACGAAGTGATCTACGGAATCGACTTCGGTTTCAATGTGCAGTCGGCCGTCGTTCGTGTCGGCATCAAGGAGCGCCGGCATGTATGGGATCAATTGCTCTATGAGACAGGCCTCACGAACTCGGACCTCAAACGCCGCCTCCATCAACTCCGCAAGGAGGGATATATCACTTCAACGATGCAGGGCTACGCCGACGCCGCGGAGCCGGACCGCATCGAGGAACTCAACCGATCGGAGCATGATCCGGTCCTCGACGAATTCATCGAGGGCTTCAACATCAAACCCGCCGACAAAGCGGTCAAGCCGGGAATCGACTTCGTGAAGGGCCGTCCGCTCGGAATCACGAAGCGGTCGACCGACATCCTCGAAGAAAAGAAACTCTACTCGTGGAAGACCACGAAGGACGGAAAGATCCTCGACGAGCCGGTCAAGACGAAGGATCACCTCATGGACGCCGGGCGCTATGCAGAATTCACGCACGGCAAGGCAAACGCGGAGGGATCCGCACGAATCAGAATCCTATGATCACCCTTTCATGCTCACAATGTAGCGGGACCATCGCGCGAGACATCGAACTCACCGCGTCTTCTCCGACGGAGATCGTTTTCAAGATGGCGATGAAGTGTCCGCATTGTAAGGCCTTGAACCGGGTCGAGATCTCGACGGCGATCGTGCGCTCGATCCGGATCAACGGCCGGTCCCTCGAAGCCGGAGTCGGGGAGCCGCGGGAAGACACCATCCGGACCTTGTGAATCGATTATCATTTACGCTATAATGAAAACACCTATGGAAAAGAATCTATCCGATCAAGTATTCGATGCGATGGCCGCAGGAGCGCCTCGCGACTATGACAACCCGCCGGAACTCCCGGAGGAAGTGAAGAAATTGAATGCGATCAAACAGGTCGCAAGACAGAACATCATCAAGCGCGGGACCGAGTATGTGAAGACGCCGCAGGAGGAGCGGGAGTCGAAGAAGCACCTCCTCGTCGAGATTCAGCAGATCGTCGACGCGCTCGACGACGCTTTCGTGCTAGTCGTGCCGCAGAAGGACGGCGTGCCGTATTCGATCACCTTCAACCCGAGGACTCCGGAGAAGTCGAAGCCGGTTTCCCCTTCACCGGATTCGCTTGACGCGCCTTCCGCGTGATATAATAAATTTACAAGTCAATGCAACGCCTACGGGCCGACGATGAGCATGATCTACGGATCATCTCCCGCCGGTCCGTTTTTATAAAATTATGAGCAAAATGAAATTCAAACTACTCGACAGAATCGGAGACGCACTCAAAGCGTTTTCCGGAGTGAGTGGATCTCTCCCCTTCTCGATCGCGGGATTCTCCGCAAACCTCCGCCGCAAGTCGAGCGAGTCGGACCCGATGGGGAACTATGCCGGATTCGTCTATGCCGCGCTCTCGAAGCGTGCGAAGCGTGTCGGAGCGATCGGCCTTCATCTCTACGAACTCAACCGATCGATGGATGTCGACGAAGTCTTCGATCATGATCTTCTTTCGCTCTTGAACAGGGCGAACCCGATGCAAAGCCGGTATCAGTTTTTCTATACGATCGAAATGATGCTCGGTATATGGGGATCCGCACCTATCTACAAGGACCGCGCCGGAGGCCGCTCGATTCAATACCTATGGCCGCTCCGCCCGGACTTCCTCAAAGCGATCACGGACCGAAACGGACAGATCACCGGCTACGAGTACCGCGTCGGATCTTCCGTCGACAAATTCGCGAAGGAGGACATCGTCCTCATCAACGAGCCGAACCCTTCATCACTCGCGAAGGGCTTTTCTCCGGTATCCGCCGCATCGCTTGAAATCGACGCCGATGTACAGGCCGCGCTATGGAATAAACACTTGATCGAGAACTTCGCGGAGCCGGGAGGCGTACTCTCTACGGAGCAGTCTATCGACGACAAATCGTTCGAGCGCTTGAAGAAGGAATGGAATCAGCGACATCAAGGCGCGGCAAATGCCGGCCGATGGGCGCTTCTCGAAAAGGGACTCAAAGCGGAAACGATCGGACGATCACCGCAGGAGATGGACCTCATCGAATCCCGAAAATTCAACCGCAACGCCATCACCTCGATTCTCGGCGTGCCGATGGCGCTTCTCGTTTCCGAGGATGTGAACCTCGCGAACATGGAAGCCGCGGAGCGCGTATTCGCGAAGGACACGATCGAGCCGGAATTCACTCTCATCGTCGGATCATTCAACGAATTCCTCGTCCCGGACTATGGCGACATGCTCGAACTCGACTTCGATTCTCCGGTCCCGGAGGATGTGAAGCAGAAGATCGAGATCGCGAACGCCGGGGAGGGAAAGTGGCTCACAGTCAACGAGGCCCGCGATATGTTCGACCTCGCACCGCTTGAAGGCGGAGACGCGATCTTCAAACCGCTCGGCGTGTATCCACAGGTCGGCGCAGATGCGAAGAAGGCCGCACAGATCCCCGCTTCCGGGTACGAGAAGATCCTCACCGGCAAGGGAGGATTCACTCGTGAATCGAAGCGCAAGGAGCGCATCAAGCAGTCGATCCTCGCGAAGACTCGCATGAAGCGCAAACTCATCGAGGGCATCGCGGCGAAGACGCAAGCGAAGATCCTCGAAAAGATGCACGGCACGACGAAGGTCAAGATCACGAATATCAAAGTGGTCGACACATCGAAGCCGGAATGCAAGGCACATCCGCACGCAAAGGCGGTCGACGACGAATCGAAATTCGATCCGCGTCTCATCGCGGAACGAAAGGAATTCCTCAAACGACTTCCACGCGCTCAAAAGACCTTCACCTCGCGGATGCAAGGATTCTTCGAGCAACAGGCGAAGGAGGTCCTCGCGAACTTGAAGGAGGAGGGACTTCCGAAAGGACGCGGAAACCGCGCTCCGGCCGTGAAGTCGATCGATCGATGGATCAACAAGGTCCTATTCGATAAAAAGAAGAACGACGATCTCATCGTGCAGATGGCCGGCGAGATGTACCGGGACAATATCGAGACAGGCGCACGCGCCGTCGCGAACCTTCTCGGCATCGATCCGTCGGATGTCCTTGCGACGCCGTTCGTGGTCGACTTTATCAACGACCGATCCTTCCTCATGCTTGCCGTCAACAAGACGACAACCGAGGCGCTCCGGGCAACGCTCGGCGAGGGAGTCGCGCAGGGCGAGGATCTCGGACAGATCCGAGAACGCATCACGGAAGTCTACGATCAAGCGCAGGACTTCCGGGCCGAAACGATCGCGCGGACAGAGGTCGGAGCCGCGCAGAACTTCGGACGGACCGCCGAGATGGAGAATCAAGGCGTGGAGAAGAAAGTGTGGATCGCTATTTTCTCGAATACTCGGGAGGACCACGCAGACGCAGACGGACAGATCGTCGCAACCGACGACACCTTCCTCGTCGGCGGCGAGTCTCTCGAATATCCGGGAGATCCGGCAGGGTCGGCCGGGAATACGATCAATTGTCAATGTTCAGTATCCCCTACTCTCGGATAGGGAATTGCCTTGACGATATGAAATGCGCTATTATTAGATCACAACCGAACAAAGGTCCCACGGGATCACGAATCGCCTCCGGAGTACGCTCCGCGCGCTCGTGATCCTTTTTCAAAACTTATGAATAAAAAAGCAAACATCATCATCAAAAAGATCGAAGGCGAAGAAGTGAAAATTCTCGCGAAGATCTTTTCCGTCGAGGAATCTCAATTCAAGATCATCGACGAGGAGAAAGGCGTCTTCGAGGCGTATGTCTCCGTTTTCGGGAATGTGGACTCCTACGGCGAAGTCGTGGAGAAAGGCGCATTCGTCGAATGGCTCAACCTACACAAAGGACGCTATCCGAAGGGCGTGTGGGCGCACGACTGGTCCGAACCGATCATCAAAACGCTCGAAATTGGCGAAGACGACTACGGCCTCAAAGTGAAGGGTCAATTCGTCCTCGAAGTACAACGCGCCCGGGAGATCTACGCGCTCATGAAGGAGGGCGTGATCACCGACTTCTCATTCGGCTTCCGCGTACAGGAGGACGCATGGGATGAGGTCGCGAAGGTCCGACGCTTGAAGAAGATCGCGATCTATGAATACAGTCCGGTCCTTGTCGGCGCAAACGATCAAGCAACCTTGATCGGCGTGAAGTCGGCAGAAGAAACAGAAACCGAAACTCCATCGGAGGACGCGCCATCCGGCGACGCTCCGGAAGGAGGTGAAGACAACTCGGCCGCGGGAGATTCTCCCGCACCGTCGGAGGAAACTCCGGCGCCCGTGGCCGATGTGGATGCGGGAGTCATCGCTCCGGAGGAGTCTAGCGACCCCGCTCCGGAGTCGGAGGAAACTCCGGCGCCTTCGGAAGAAGGCAAACAAGGAGTCGCTCCTTCCAAAAAGACGGCGATCGCGCTTGCGGTCGATGCCTTGCGGAAGGCCGCAGATGCACTCGAAGCCGCGGAAACGGCAACAGAGGACGAGGACCCCGGAAAGTCCTCGGACACTTCCTCGGTCGAAAAGCGCGACGGAAAGGGTACGACCGGCGACAATGTCGTTCGGGCCATCCTCCGCGACGCTAGGAAGGCGGACAAGATCATCGAAAAGGTGATCCTCCGTGCAAAAGAAATTAGTCAGTAAATTCAATTCACCACATCATGAAAAAAATCATGCTACAACTCGAAGACGGCAAGGAACTCGACCTCGCAGAGGCGATCGCTTCCGCTTCCGTGGAGCAATTGAAGGAGATGGGCTTCCCGATCAGCGATG